CTAACCGCTGCCGTGCCGACAACTCCAGTTCCTGCGACACCCACAAGGCTGACCGTGTTGTCTCCAGAGACCGTAGGAGAACCAATCTCGCCAGTAGCCGCAACCCCCGTTGGAGATACAACGGCTGCACCAGTAACGCTGTCAATGGACCCTACAGAAGTTGTGGCGTCAACACCAGTTGGGAAAACTCTGTTGACGTTCCGTGCAGTTGCCGCACCCCCTTGCGCAGCAGCAGAAACGCCAGTGATTGAGACACTGACATCGACAACACCGTTGTCGGAAAAAGCTGACTGAGCAAAGGGGGTAAAGCCAAACATTAGTTATCCCTTATGCATACGCTGCCGCAGACAATACGCCGATCCAGTTAGTCCCGCCGTCTCTAGTGTAGAATACATATAGATTGCTTTCGCCACTTGCGGGTGCATCAGGGGCTGTACCGCCAGCCCAGTCTACAGATGCGGGCCATGTAATTGTGTGCGTACCACCAGCAGTAATTTGAAGAACGAAGCCTACGGCACGACCGGAAGTGACCCCGCCAAAGGTAAACGTGGTGTTGCCTGTTGTTGATAGGCTAAAGCCCCCAGCATTATCTGCATCTGGAGCCGGAGAAGTGCCAGATAAAGCATCATAGTCTTCTTGAACGCTTTCAGCGAAGACAACACCAGAAAAGGATGGCGAGGAAGAAACATTAAGAGTAACGGAGCCGGATGTGCCACCACCCGTTAAGTTAGTACCCGCCGTGACGCCAGTGATGTCGCCAGTATTTGTGGTATAGCCAGCACCATTGGTTAGCTGGTTGTTGTTGGTGATGTAGTTGGCATTGGTTGCACCAGTGTAGCCCAAGTTTGCTAAGGTAAGGGTATGTGAACCAAGGCCTGTAACGTGTCCATATGTGTCAAGCGTCACATCTTGAATAACCGTAGCACCACTGTTGTCTACGCTGCCTTGAGAAGAAGTATCAGCGTGACTGAGCGTACCACTGCTAGTAATAGTGCCACCTGTTAAGCCACCACCAGTAGCTACAGATGTTACTGTGCCTGTTGTTGTTGAGTAACCAGAATCGTTATTAAAGCCACTGATGTTGATATTGCCCTTGGTTAGCTTGCGCTGCGCGTTGGACGTATCAACCACTACAAAGTAATCACCATCACCGTCAGTGGTGGAGGTGGAAAGCTCGCTTAAATCGACGTTGACAGTGGCTGTCGCGCCTTCCCCACCAGAACCAGAGATGTCAATCGCAGTTCCCGCAGAAACTGCCGCGATATAGTCACCCGTGGTATCCGTACCTAAAGCAACGGAGTTCGCAGTAATAGTTGCAGTCAGCGTAGCGTTGCCAAGGTTGGTCAACGTAGCAGAGCCGCTCAGGTCTCCAGCCAAAGTGATCGTTGGATCAGATGTTGCGGTGGTAGTTATGCTGACATTGCCTGAGCCATCAAAGCTGGTTGAGCCAGTAACCGCGCCAGTTAGCGCAATGTCTCTAGCCGTTTGTAATGCAGAAGCGGTAGACGCATTACCCGTGACCGCCCCGGTCACATTACCTGTGAGATCAGCATTAACAGTGTTGAACGTCACATTCGAAGATGTCCCTACATCCTGACCAATCGCAATGTCGTTTGCATTGACTGTAACACCAGTGCCAGCACCAGCAGCAAAGGTCACGCCCGTAAGCGTAAGACCGTCACCCGCAGAGTAAATCTGTGCGGAGGAGAATTGAGCAAAGGTGATGTTTGTTGTACCAAAGGTAATCGTACCCTCGGTGTTCATCACATAAGTTTCACCAGCGCCCGCCGCACCTTCCTGCACAAAGAACGCATCGCCCTGACCAAGGGAGTCAGGATCAGAAGGACCGTAGCTGTCAGCGTCTGTCGCACGGGTCAGCACCCAGTTTGTGCTGGCGGAGCCTGTGTTGGTGACGGTGTAGATGCCGTTTTGGGTCTGGTCCGTTTGTTCATACACAAGAACACGGTCGGCACTATTGAGAGTTACCCCATCAATAACCAACGCAGCTTGAGTGCCAGAGTTTGTAAGAGTAGCGCCAACCCCAGCCGTTCCGTTGTTGTACGTCGCAGTAAGGTTGCCCTCACGCTCAACTCGGACAGGATCGTGATAATGGATACCAGCCGCAGCAATCGTGTCAACGTACTGCTTCGTCGCAGCTTGGAGTGCGGCTGTCGGATCTTGGTTTAAAGTAAGATCACCCGCCGCATCAAAGTATGCTGCCTTGTCCGCAGGCTGAGTGATGAACACATCAGCACCCGCTCCAGACAAGTTAATTGCAGAGCCAGAGTTCGAACTGTCAAGGATAGTTGTCCGAGCCAGTGTCGTTCCTGATGTGGTATATGTACCAAGGCCCACTTCCCACGCACCAGTGCTTGATTCAGCAATGGCGTAGTAGGTTGTGTCGCCGTTGGAGAGCGCAGCAGAAAAAGCCTGAAAGCCTGTTACCGCGCCAGCTAGCGTTAATGTTCCGGTGCCAGAAGTCGTACTTGACTCTTTGACTCGGTCTTTGACAACAAGGGCCATGCCGCGCTCTCCTTAAAGTATTTAGGCGATACGGATGATTGCGTTAGACGCATCCGCAGTTGGGAAAACAATTTGGAAATCGCCAGATGTTGAGGTCTTGTCAGCGCCAAAGTCTAGAACCACAACAGAGTTTGTTGTGCCCGTGCCTGCACCTTCGGTTGTGTTGTAAATCAACGCACCGCGGGCTGTAATTGTAGCAGACGTAAACGTCAAATCCGCAAAGTCCGTGAACGCTGTCGTACCAGAAGAGGTAGGGTCGATGCGAGTAAGCTCACCGCCACCTGCAACATAGGAACCAGAGTCACCGACTTCGTTAGTCACGGTGTAATCTGTGGTCGCCGCGGTAAACGAAGCGTTGTTGTCATACAGGGCGAGCTTAAAAGTGTCGCCGCCGCTGAGTAAAAAGTTATGTCCGCCCTCAAGAAGTTCTTTCTTGAATGACGTGCACATGAAGTTACCGGTGAAAGCCATGTCAAAGTCTCCTTATAAGATCGGCCAGTTCGGGGTGCCCAGAGTCATTAAGGGCATTATACACAGTTGTGCGGTCGCTGCGAATAGATTGTTTAAGGTACTCTTCGACGACCTTTGCGATCTGCTTTTGAAAAGCATGCGCCTGCGCTCTAAGCGTGGGGTGGGCCGAATCAGAAACGGAGACGATCCGTTCTGCGGCCTGCTCTGCGAGCTCTTCGGGCGAAAACCCTCGATTACTCGTTGTGCGTACACCGACAAGTGGAATGTCTTTGGGTACGTCTAAAAAACCAACCGTCATTGCTTTGGCCTCAACACCTTACCACGCCGGTATTCATCTGTCACCTCCTTAGCCTCACCCAAGAGCTTGAGCCCTGCGATCGACTCCTGGAGACGAGATGAATACATCTGCATAACATCTTGCTCACCTTTAAGGAAAATGTTCGCTTCAAGCAATGCGCCGTATAGTAAAGCCATTTCCCCGTTGATGCTCAACCAAGTCGTACCGTCGTCACCTAGCGTGGTAATACTGGCTGGGCGGTAGAAGTAATGCAGCTCGGCTGTGTAGTCAGCGTCTGGTGTGGGGGCCAGTACAATGTTGTCCAGGTCAAACTGAGAGAAGTACACCGGTGCCCCCGTTGTGGTTGGGTCAGGGTTGTACTCCTGCACAAAGCTTGGGTCCTTGAACAAAAGGAAAAACTTGTCGCCATCTGTTCCCGTCAGCGACAAAGAAAAGGGCGCAAGAAAGTCTGTAGGAAGAGTAACGTATTGCCCGTTTGCGAACACACTTGCTGTGGCATTCTTGCGGAACAAAGAAAGCTGAACCTGCTTTAGGATACGCTCTTCCGCCATGCGGATAAACAACGGGAGGTTGTTGACGAAAGTGGTTTCGTCGTAATCACTATAATCTTGGATGGCCTGTTTGAGTTGACCGTATGTAAAGCTCATGTTGTCACCACCGTAACTTGTCCTGTTTTACCTATCATACGAACATTCACAAGGCTAGGCGCCTCTACTGTTGGCACATCAACATAAACCTGCAAGGCTTCTGGCTGATCAGGGCGGGGATTTTTTAGAGCCTGCGGATCTGGACCAGGCTTTGCCGGGTAGAGCTGGGGGTGCTTTGGCTCGTACTCATCAGGGCCAACAAGAGCGCCAGTCCATTCCTTGCGCATCTCACGCAAACGATACCGGAAACCCGAGCGGTCCGATATCCCAAAGGCGTTTTTGTCTGAAGCAAACGACATGGATTAGACCCTCAAGTAGCGGATACTAGGGGTCAACATCAAAGGAACCTTGTCCTCGTCCTCATTAGCCGCCCGCTGGAACTCTTCTTCATAAATTGACTTCATCATCTGAACACGATCCGGCGCCCGCTTTATAGCTAAATAATATGCAAGGCCTGCGACCATGCAAGGGTAGAACCGGAAAGGAACGGCTGTGGTGTTCGTAAGACTGTCTACATCCTCGATGCGCTGCACATAGTAGTAGACCAACTGATCCGTGCTGTTCTCTGGAGTTTGCCAGAGAGTAATCTGAGGGGCAATTTGCCGGTCAAAATAAAACTGCGAGGGCCGGCCCTGGTCTGTCTTGTTCGGGAAATCAAGATAATCGCCACGGCTAATTCTGGACATCTCGTAGTCAGTGCCACTGCGACGAAGCACCATGTCCAACAGATCAACAACGTCTTCAGCAAGAGTGTACTGTGAAGTACCTTGTGTAACCGTTGTAGTTCCAGTTGCCACTGTCCAAAGGTTTAACCCGCGGTTTGCCCACTCGGCGAACATCAAGTTCATCGAGCGGCGAGCCGTCTTAGCGTCGTAACCCGTCCGCATCTCAAGACCGATGCGCTCATACGCCTCTTCTATCGCTTCCGCGACGTCGAGGTTGAAGTCTCTTGAACCAGATGTTGTCATTTTATCAACTTACGTTATCGTTGGATTCTGGTTTGTCTTTACCATGACGCACCCACCGTTTGCGTAGCCTTTGACCATGCCGCCGTCTTTATAGCCGGTTTTAATCATGCCACCTTTTTTCTTCTCAATTACACCGCGACCAATCAAGACATCTTTCTTAGTCACTTTGCCGTCTCCACTTAGATCCTTCATAGCATACTCCTCTCAGTTATCAAAACACCTTCACCAAGCCACCGTTTTTCGCTTTCCAGCTGATCCGCTTAGAAGACTTCTTCTTCTTCGCAGCAGATGTACACTGTGCCATCGTTGGACGACAAGCAGGATACCCCTTACGCTTCTCGCCCTTCTGACGACCGCAAGGCTTGCCTGTCTTACAATCGACCCAGCCCTTCCCGTCGTTCTGCGAGAACCATTTGCGTAAAGAGTTTTCCTTAGCCATTAAAACGTCCTCGTACTCTTGCGGCGGTTTTCTTCAACACAGCCACAACCAGAAGCAATCATCCCGCCACCCTTGTAGCGATTACGAGCAGGCCGCTTAGGGTTGTCAACTGCAGTAATCAAACCACCTTCAGCTTTCTTTTGCTTAGAAGATTCGCCCCAGTTTGCCGCGCCGACCTTGCGGCACTTCGACAGTGCTCCGCTTGCGTAGGCGCTCGGCCACACTTTGTACCGAGCCTTCACCTTGTGATAACAAGCGTCCTTCTTTGTTTTTTCGGCCATTAGACTTTTTCTCCGGCGGCTTAGTTACCTGAAACGACATGTTAGTGCGGTTCATATTACTGACCCACGTTATCTTTAAACGACATCCACACAGCACCTGCTATGAACAACAGCAACCCACCAGTGGCTAGCCTGACAGTTGTTTGCCACACCGCCTTGCGGGTGTCACGCCATGCGGACAAAAGACTGCGCAGCTCGTCCAAATCCTTGGGAGCCGTATCGTCATGCAAACCAAGCTCTTCAAGCGCGGCCCTCGCTCCTCGCTTCGCGGAGCGGTTCAGCATGTCTTCAAGCTCCTCGGCGGTTATTTGCACAGCACTCATCTTAATCACCACATCTTGCAGGACCAGTATCTGGCCGATAGTTTATCTAATTTCTTCGTATCACATCCATGCCGCGCACGGAAAGACTTCCTGCGCTTGGGATCCGACTTCTTGATAGTCATGTTGGCATCACCAAAACGAATAATCTTCTCCTTGCCGTCCTTACAGGCCTTCACAACAGACTTCTTGCCGCCAGAAATCTGACGCTTTGGCTTGTTGCATTTCATTTTGGACTTGTCGATCTTAGGCATCAGAGTGGTCCCGCGTTTTGAATGTATACGATATCAAGTGAAGCCGAAACGTGCAGCGCAGAGTTAGAACTGCTACCTACGGCACGAACCTCAATGTCCGTTTTCTCTGGAAACAACAAAGGCGTTGAGTAAGATATTTCAGTGTGCCCATTTTGAACGGAAAACTTATCCTGAGTTCTAAACACTCCCCCCAACTTTTTCGCAATCAAGCTAATTGTCCCAAACTTGTTGTTTGCCTCAGTAAGACAAGTAACATCTTTTTGAAAAAGATACGCCGTATACCCAGCGGGAACTGTCCAAACGCACATGAGAGTTTGATTCTCCCCCAGCGTTATACGAGCATACGTTGTTCCAGTGTTGGTAATGTTTATCGTACCAGAAGGCTCCTGAGAGCCTTCTATAAAAGCCCGGAACACGCGCAGGAAGAAAGAGTTGGTCTCCTGAGTGCCGCTGTTATTCAAGGTTACTGTCTCAGATATTTGATTGTAGTCCGAGTCCAAGCCCTGGATCGTCACCTGAACGTCTTCGTCATTAGCACCATCTGTGCTTGTTGCAGTCATCTTTGCCGCCGCTGACGGGTAAGCATATAGTGCGCCAACGTCCCAAATGGTTTCTTCTATCTCATTGATTGGAGCGTTGAAACCGAACTTATGTACGCGGTAGTGTCCAGGGACTTGACCCCTGGACACCTGAAGCTCAAACGGCTCAGATGTTCCGACCTGTGTTATGGACCGGATGTCGTAAGCCACTAAAACCTCCTACGACAAGATGATCGTAAGTTGGTTAGCCGCGCCCGTAAAGGCCGAGACATAAACACCTTCAGTGGCAATAATGCCATCATCAGGAATGTTCATAACGTGATGCCCCGTAGGGAACGTCTGCGTAAGCAAAGTACTTCCAGATGCGCTACCGTTTTTAAGAGTGAACGCACCCGCTGCGGCAGCGTATATAACCACCTGCCGAAGACGAGAACGGGAAGGCCCAACAACCGCTGCCGTTGTGCCTTGAACCCAATTATAGGCGGTTACTGGACCTGCCATAGCTTATTCCTTTACCTTTGGAGGACGACCGCGTTTCTTTTTAACAAATTTCGTCGTCCACGCTTCATTTACATCAAGCGTAGACGGGTCATCTGCTTTTAGCGTACCGTCTTCATTACGAGCGCGAACCTTAGCTGTCTTGATGGGGGAACCATCAGGATTTAGTCCGCGCCGTGCGAGTTCTTCAGACGAGGGAGCCTTAAATCTACTCATAAGTCACCCCTTTATGATGCAGCGATTGTGGCACCTGTATCAGAACGCTTCCAGTCTGTGCCATTAGAAAAGGCCAAGATTGCTGCGCCTGCTGCACCGTTAGAAACGTATACAAGCGTACCAGCACCTGCATCAGAGGCTGATGGAGCGGTTGCAACTGTGTATGTTGGAACTTTGATATCGCCGATAAAACCAGCGGTTGAGGTCACTGGACCTGAAAATGTAGTCGAAGCCATTTTAAGTACCCTTTGCATAAGGATTCGCTCTGTAGTCTATGCAACGTCAGGAGGGCGGGAACCTGTCTACAAAGCTGATGTTTGCCCTAGTGCCAACAGAATACACCAGCAATAAACAAAAAGAAAGGGGCGATCCGAAGATCGCCCCAGCTACAATGCCTAATGGGAGGACTAGGCTTATGCAGCGCCTGGTGAACCGAATACCGCGCGCGGATCGGAAAAACCAAAGCTGTAACGCTCACGTGCTTTAAAGCGCATGTTGCCTGTGTCGAAGTCGGCTTCCATGCCGGTTGACAAAGGTGTGCGCTCAAAGTGTACGAAGCCCCGAGGTGCGTCAGTCTTGATG